TAGGGGAGGTTTTAGATTCTAACGGTGATACTATATCTCAAGGAGTTATAGAACATTGGGAAAACGAAGTTGAAGGATTAAAAAATGATAAAGACGGATTAAACGAATACTATCGTCAGTTTCCAAGAACGGAAAAACACGCTTTTAGAGATGAGGCTAAACTATCTTTGTTTAATTTAACTAAAATATACGAACAGATAGATTATAATGAAGACTTAAACAATAGTAAACAAGTTACTGCAGGTAGTTTTCAATGGGTTAATGGAGTTAAAGATACTAAAGTACAGTTTATACCTAACAAAGATGGTAGATTTTTAGTTACTTGGATCCCTAAAGCTGAATTACAGAATAAAGTTATAATTAAAAATGGCGTAAAATACCCTGGTAACGAGCATGTTGGCGCTTTTGGTTGTGATAGTTACGATATATCAGGTACTGTAGATAGTAGAGGTTCTAAAGGTTCTTTACACGGTTTAACTAAGTTTAGTATGGAAGATGCTCCTGCTAATATGTTTTTTTTAGAGTACATAGCTAGACCTCAAACTGCTGAGATATTTTTTGAAGATATATTAATGGCTTGTGTTTTTTATGGAATGCCAATACTAGCTGAAAATAACAAACCTAGACTTTTGTATTATTTTAAAAGAAGAGGTTACAGAGGATTTTCAATAAATAGACCAGATAAAATATATTCAAAGCTATCTGTTACAGAAAAAGAAATAGGTGGAATACCTAACTCTAGCGAAGATATTAAACAAGCTCACGCTGCAGCTATAGAATCTTATATAAATGATTTTATAGGTGCAACTGAAAGAGGTTACGGTCAAATGTATTTTCAAAGAACATTAGAAGATTGGTCGAGGTTTGATATAAATAATAGAACAAAGTTTGATGCAACTATAAGTTCTGGTTTAGCTATAATGGCTTGTAATAAAAATAAATACACACCGGTGTACAAACAAAACAAAAGTAAACCTGTTTTAAATTTTAAGAAATACGACAACAAAGGATATACTTCAAAAATAATATAATAAATGATTTATAAAAGTGTAAATAGTTCTTTCCCTAGTCAGGTAGTACCTGATGCAGAAAAGCAAACTCTAGAATATGGTTATGAAGTAGGTAGAGCTATAGAAAATGAATGGTTTCGTGGTGACCGTGGTTCTGGTGCTGGTGGTAGGTTTGGTAATAACTGGCAAAACTTTCATAGATTACGTTTATATGCTAGAGGAGAACAATCTGTTCAAAAATATAAAGATGAATTATCTGTTAATGGTGATTTATCTTATCTTAATTTAGATTGGCAACCTGTTGCTGTTTTATCTAAGTTCGTTGACATTGTAGTTAACGGTATGGTTGATAAAGGTTACAAAATAAAAACATTTGCAACTGATCCAGTTGCTATGAAACAGAAAACAGATTTTGCCGCTAACGTATTAAGAGATATTCAAGCTAAAGAATTATTAGAAGAATTAAAACAAAAGGTAGGTTTAGACTTATACGCGAGTAATGATCCTGATAACTTACCAGAAACAAGAGAAGATTTAGACTTATATATACAACTTAACTACAAGCAAAGTATAGAGATAGCAGAAGAAGAGGTTATAGATAACGTATTAGAGTTTAATAGATATGAAGAAATAAAAAAGAGAGTTGCTCAAGATTTAACTATATTAGGTATTGGAGCTACAAAAACTAGTTTTAATTTATCAGAGGGTGTTACTGTAGATTACGTTGATCCAGCTAATTTAGTTTATTCATATACAGAAGATCCTAACTTTGATGATATATATTACGTTGGTGAAGTTAAAAGTGTTTCTTTACAAGAACTTAAAAAAGAATTTTCACATCTTACAGACTCTGACTTAGAGGAAATACAAAAAACATCTCCAGTATCTAGTTACAATAGACAGTATAGTGGTCAAGACGATAACTATGATAATGTTCAAGTTTTATACTTTGAATATAAAACGTACTCTAATCAAGTTTTTAAAATAAAGAAAACTGATCAAGGCTTAGAAAAAGCTTTAGAAAAACCAGATACTTTTAACACGCCAGAAAACGATAATTTAGAAAAGGTTAGTAGATCTATTGAAGTTTTATATTCTGGTGCTAAGATTCTTGGTCAAGACAAAATGTTAGAATGGAAGCTAGCTGAAAATATGACTAGACCATACAGTGATCAAACTAGAGTTGAAATGAATTATTGTATTTCTGCTCCTAGAATGTACAAAGGTCGTATTGATAGCTTAGTTAGTAAGTGTATTGGCTTTGCTGATATGATTCAGATAACACATTTAAAGATACAGCAAGTTTTATCTAAAATGGTTCCTGATGGTGTATTTGTAGACGTTGATGGTTTAGCTGAGGTTGACTTAGGTAATGGAACATCATACAATGCACAAGAAGCTCTTAATATGTATTTCCAAACTGGTAGTATAGTTGGTAGATCTTTAACTCAAGACGGTGATCCTAACAGAGGTAAAGTACCTATTCAAGAATTACAATCATCATCTGGAATTAATAAGATACAAGCATTAATACAGACTTATCAGTATTATTTACAAATGATAAGGGATGTTACTGGGTTAAATGAAGCTAGAGATGGTAGTATGCCAGCTAAAGATTCTTTAGTAGGATTACAGAAGTTAGCCGCTGCTAATTCTAATACTGCTACAAAACATATATTACAATCTTTAATGTACATTACATTAAGAACATGTGAAAATATAAGTTTAAGAGTTGCTGACGCTTTAGATTTCCCTCTAACTAAAAACGCTTTAATGAATGCTATAAATTCTGTTAACACTGCGACATTAGAAGAAATATCTGAATTAAACCTTCATGAGTTTGGTATATTCTTAGATTTAGAACCAGATGAAGAAGACAAGCAGATGTTAGAGCAAAATATACAAATTGCTTTACAGACGCAGAGTATAGATTTAAGTGACGCTATAGATATACGAGATATTAAAAATATAAAACTAGCTAATCAATATTTAAAACATAAGCAAGAGCTTAAAAGAAAACAAAGATTAGAAGAACAGCAAGCAAATATACAAGCACAAGCTCAAGCGAATGCTGAAGCTGCTGAAAAAGCTGCTATGGCAGAAGTTCAAAAACGACAAGCTATGGCTGAAACCGAGTTACAGATAGAGCAAGGTAAGTCTCAGTTTAAGATACAGCAAATGCAACAAGAAGCTGAGATAAAGAAACAATTAATGGCTGAGGAGTTTAACTATCAAATGCAACTAGCTCAAGTTACAGCAAATGCTCAAATGAATAAAGAGCAAGAAAAAGAAGATAGAAAAGATAAAAGAACTAAGATACAAGCTACACAGCAATCTCAGTTAATAGATCAAAGAAAAAATGATACTATGCCTAAAGATTTTGAATCATCAGGTAATGATGTTTTAGGTGGATTTGACTTAGGATCTTTTGAACCAAAATAAAAACAAATTATTTAATTATATTATATTATGTCAGAAGTAAAACAAGAAGGAGACTTTAAAATAAAGTCTAAGCCTAAAAAACCTAAAAACTTAGGTAAAAAAAATGAAATAACAAGAGTTGAAATACCTAACGAAACACCAAAAGATCAAGGTGAAGTTATTCCTGAAGTTACAAAAGTAGAAATAAAAACAACACCAAATGCCGATACAGAGCAAGAAACAACAAACGTGGTTACAGATGAACCAACCCCAATTGTACAGGAAGTGGTTGAAGAAGTATCACAACAACAAAGCTCCGTTCAAAATGAAGTCGCTGAAATTACAGAAATAACTGAAGAAGAAGTACAAGATTTAGAACAAGAGTTAGGTGAAGCTTTAGATAGTCAAGAAAAATCTGGAACTAAGTTACCAGAAAACATCGAAAAGCTCGTATCTTTTATGGAAGAAACTGGAGGTACTTTAGAAGATTACGTTAGATTAAACCGTGATTATTCTAATGTTAATGAAAACGCTTTGTTAAAAGAATATTACAAAAAAACAAAACCTCATTTAGACGATGAGGATATTAATATCATCTTAGAAGATTTTTCATATGATGAAGAACTTGACGATGAAAGAGAAATACGCAAAGCAAAAATTGCGTACAAAGAAGAAATTGCAAAAGCCAAAAACTTTTTAGAGGAAACTAAGAGTAAATATTACGATGAGATCAAGTTGAGACCAGGCGTAACTCAAGACCAACAAAAAGCTATGGACTTTTTCAATAGATACAATGAAGAGCAAGAAACTGCTAAACAAAAACATCAAGAGTTTTTACAAAAAACTAAAAACTTACTAAACAACGATTTTAAAGGTTTTGATTTCAGTGTAGGTGAGAAAAAATTTAGGTATGGAGTAAAAAATGTTGATAATGTAGTTAAAGAGCAATCAGATATATCCACGTTTATAGGTAGGTTCCTAGACAAAAATGGTAATATATCAGATACTAAAGGGTATCATAAAGCTCTCTATGCTGCAAGAAATGCCGACACTATTGCACAACACTTTTACGAGCAAGGTAAAGCTGACGCTATAAAAGAAGTTGCTGCTAAATCTAAAAACATTACAACAGAGCCAAGGCAAAATGCAAGCGGCAATGTTTTTGTTAATGGAATAAAAGTTAAAGCAATTAGTGGTCTTGATTCCTCGAAACTAAAAATAAAAACAAGAAAATTTAACTAAAAAAATTAAAAATTATGGCTTTAAGTCCTGCTTTCGGTTCAATTAAACCGAGTCAAAAACAACAAATTTTAGAATCTAACTTCTTATCATTTAACGGTGGTTCAGGAGCTGGAGATTCAAACACATTCGCACAACAGTATTTACCAGAGATCTACGAGCAAGAAGTAGAGCGTTATGGAAACAGAACATTATCTGGATTCTTACGTATGGTTGGTGCTGAAATGCCAATGACTTCTGATCAAGTAATTTGGTCTGAACAAAATAGATTACACGTTGCTTACAACGATGTAGCTAACGACGGAACTAACACTTTAACTTTTACAGTTGGTGGTTCTGGAGATGCATTTGTAGAAAACGTAATTTCTAAAAACCAAACTATTGTGATCTTAGATCCAGCTGGTTTAGAATTAAAAGCTTTAGTAACTCAATCTTCTCAGACTGGTTCTACTGCTACTATTGAGGTTGCTCCTTATACTGCTGCTAACACTGGTGCTTTAGCTGCTACAGGATTAAAAATCTTTGTATACGGTTCTGAATATGGAAAAGGATCTAGCATTGCTAACTCTACTGGAGCTACTGATGTTAATGGTTACAAATCTATAACTCCTTCTTTTACTCAACACTCTAACTCTCCTATCATTATCAGAAATAAATATGTAGTTTCTGGATCTGATATGGCTCAAATCGGTTGGGTTGAAGTAGCTACTGAAGATGGTGCTTCTGGATATTTATGGTATTTAAAAGCTGAGTCTGAAACTAGATTACGTTTCGAAGATTACTTAGAAATGTCTGTAGTTGAAGGTGAAAAAGCTGCTGCTTCTTCTGGAGCTGAAGCTGCTGGAGTAAAAGGTACTCAAGGTTTATTTGCTGCTATAAAAGAAAGAGGTAATGTAAACGTTGGTTTTACTGCTGCTACTGGATTAGCTGCTTTTGATGAAATCTTAAAAAACTTAGATACTCAAGGAGCTATTGAAGAGAACATGTTATTCTTAAACAGACAAACTGCTTTAGATTTTGATGACATGTTATCTGATATTTCTGCTGGAAACAACGGAGGTACTGCTTATGGATTATTTGAGAATTCAGAAGATATGGCTTTAAACTTAGGTTTCTCTGGTTTCAGAAGAGGTTCTTATGACTTCTATAAAACTGATTGGAAATACTTAAACGATGCATCTACTCGTGGAGCAATCCAAGGAGCTACTGCAAGTGTTGAAGGTGTATTAGTACCTGCTGGAACTTCTACAGTTTACGATCAAATCTTAGGAACTAACATTAGACGTCCTTTCTTACACGTAAGATATAGAGCTTCTCAAGCTGATGATAGAAGAATGAAAACTTGGTTAACTGGTTCTGCTGGTGGAGCTTTCACTTCTGATTTAGATGCTATGGAAGTAAACTTCTTATCTGAAAGATGTTTATGCGTACAAGGTGCTAACAACTTTGTATTATTCCAAGGAGTATAACTCACATGTAATACTTACCCTCGTTGAACTGACGGGGGTAAATATTACCCTTATTAAACTATTAAATTTTATTATATTATGGCTAAACAAGCTACAGCAAAAAAAGTTGAGGTTGCTCCTCAAAAAACAACTAGTGCAAAACCTGCACAAGCAGCAAAACCAAGTTGGGAAATAAAAGATAGAACATATATTTTAACTAGAGGCATTAGCCCATTAACATATACAATACCATCTAGACATACATCAAAACATGCTTTATTGTATTTTGATAAAGAGTCTGGTGAACAAAAAGAAATAAGATATGCGACAAATCAAGCTTCACCATTTAAAAAAGAACAAGAGGGAGAAGCTACATTAGGTCACATTATATTTTCAAATGGTACTTTAATTGTACCAAAAGAAAAACAAAATTTACAAAAATTATTATCATTATATCATCCGTTAAAAAATAGAATATACACAGAGTTTAGCCCTGTTGAAGTTGCGGAAGATGAATTAGATATTTTAGATCTACAAATAGACGCTATGACAGCTGCAAGATCAATGGAAATAGATCAAGCTGAAGCTATAATGAGAGTAGAACATGGCTCATCTGTTAATTCTATGAGTTCTAAGGAGATTAAAAGAGATTTATTACTATTTGCTAGAAAAAATCCTAACTTATTCTTAGAATTAGCGAATGATGACAATGTTCAATTGAGAAACTTTGCTATTAAAGCTGCTGAAGCTAACATTATTAAGTTGTCTCAAGATCAAAGAACCTTTACATGGGGATCAACTGGTAGAAAATTAATGAGTGTACCTTTTGATGAAAACCCTTACTCTGCATTTGCAGCTTTCTTAAAAACAGATGAAGGTGTTGAGATTTATAGATCTATAGAGAAAAATCTATAAAAACAAGTAATAGTAATTATAGCCGGTGACAATTTGTTACCGGTTATATTAAAACAGAAAAAATGGCGATAAACGTAGATACGGTATATAAAACAGTTTTACTTATACTAAATAAAGAGCAGCGAGGTTATATTACACCGGACGAGTTTAATAAAACAGCTACTCAAGTTCAATTAGATATATTTGAACAATATTTTGATGACATTAATCAACAACTACGTGTGCCACAAACTGATTACGACTACGCTGATAGGCAAATGAATATAGATGAAAAAATATCTATATTTAAAACTGAAGGTAATTGTACTTATAATTCAGGTAAATTCAATTTACCTACTACTGATACAGATGGTAACACTGTTATATATAATGGATCTGAGCCAATTAATGGTCAAGTTTCATTTTATAGATTAGGTACACCTGTATACACTCCAAACGTTGGGTTTCCTATAGAACTACAGAGATTACAACGTAATGATTTCTACAACATTGAGAGATCTCCATTAACAGCATCTACTA